GTCTGCCTTGTGAGTAGTCTACACGCGGTCCAGCCAGCATGTTTAATGCGCGCACACCTTGTCTGAGCATGGAAGCTACAGGTAAGTCGCGGAAAAGATTCTGCAATTTATTAAGTAGTCCCATGGGAGCAGGTGGGTTAGGGGTAGCGAACGAATTAATGTTGGAATTTGGCCCGAGCGCAATCTCAACTACGCTGTTCAACTCTACAGTTATGGAGGAAGTGGCATCCAGATTTGCATAACTTGCAACAGTAAATGGTAAGTTTTCATCAAACCCAAAGGCTCCACCGTTCGTAATGAGACTGGTGGCTGAGTCAATGAAAGCCGACACTATTTGCGTGGTGCCAGTAGTAGTGTAGAAGATTGAATCATCGTGTATTTGTTGAAATCGAGGATTGACATTTACTGTCTTAATCTTATAGGCTTCGCGGGCGGCGAAAATTTGTGAGCCAGGTAGTGCAACAACTGCATCCTGTGTTATAGGGAAATTGATATGTGATAGCCTGCTTAACCCGACGGTGTTTACACTAGTAGTGCCAACACTATACTCGGGCTCGTTGTTGAAGCGGCCTACGCAAACCGACCCAGAGTCGGTTAAAGTTGTTCCGGAGTAGATTATGTTTGCTTCTTGGGCCAACACTCTATACTTTGATGGGTTATAGCTCAGTGCCGATTTACGCGCGGTATTGGACAAGCCAACCGCCATAAATTTAGCCTGCTCTGAATACGGTAGAATTATGTAACCGGAATTCGAAGTGCCGGCTGCTGCAGTAAAGACAGTGAGACCACTAGTGGACAAAGTGGTGGTGTTGGTGTACGACGGCAGAGTTGCCGTGAAACCACTGCCATTTCCGATGGCTAGTCCGCCCCATATCCCAGGGACAATTGCAAATGCAAGATACCCAGTGCTCGTCGGGTTGATGGTCACCAGCGTGCGCATTCTGAGCGTAACTGAGGGCTCTAATGAACCATCAGGGTATCCAAGGCTCATTGAAATGTCTCGAGTGGGATTTGCCACCATCCGCAAATAACTCTGTGTGATGTCTGGCTGTCTTAGTCTAAGGGCAGAACGTTTCTGTACTCGGACAATTTTTGGTTTGCGAATTTTATTACTCTTTCGCCTGAGTGGTTGAAGTTTAGGATTTTTGTTCGCACTATGTAAAACCAAGGACACAGCGAATGTCCTTGGAGTGGTTGCCGTTTTCCTTACTTAGGAACAACCGTGACAGCGGTTGTGGGCGGGCAGCTAGATTGGCATGGGTTGTCGCCTTTGTCCACTCTAGTTGGCACTGCTTTCAAATTAATGCCGGGGTTGCTCACCGGTGTTTGTCTGACTTTGTTACTCTTAGCGCTCTGTTTAGCACGCTTGGCGTCCTTCAAGGGTGTCAATGAAGTGACGAGTAATGGTTGTGGCTCTATACAACTTGCTAATATTGAATAGTTCTCTTTAACGACTTGTGGAGTTGACGGAATAATGTTTTCGAGTGCCGAAAGAGTAGAGGCATTATCGATAGCATTGCACAACTTTGATATTAGGGCCGGATGAATGCCCAATTCTTCACTAGTAAGATAGCTCATTATCTCCCAGTCTTGACGGTCTAACTTTTGGAATGGTGTTTCGTCCATGTCGATTTGGGTGAGCCAATATTGCTCAAATTCAATTTCTTTGCTCGATAATGGTTTTAAACCATTGAGGCGCAGAATTGCTCGGCAAACATTGCTCAACAATGGGGCATTTGGCCCCATTATTAGATAGGCTGACAATTTACTGTGTAAGATAGGTCGTTTTTCTTTATCATTTAGTTTGCGTGGTATGATATGTATCTTGTCCAACGCGCGCCTGACAGCGGGGCAAGACACTGGACTGATAGTCGGTCTAGGATAATAGCGACTTAAGAACGTTACATGATCAATGGTGACAACCATTTTCAATGACAGACCATAGGCTTTGG